TTTTCTTTTCTTTTTTTGGGGAGTCTTTTTTTTTTTTTTTTTTTTTAATAATTTTGTTTTAAACTTTTCTTTTTGTTTTAATTTTTTAAAATTTTTATGATAATAATAAATCTCCAAACCACCAAATAACTGAAATTCATCAATAACACAACGTTTGGGCATGAAGCGATCATAGGTTGCTGGTATTGCCAGTCAATATTAACCTAATCCCCTCTCCACACTCTATCCTAAGTTATCAAATCCCATTCCTAATTCAGTGTACATATCATCGATATATTATAATTTTTATTATTAAATTAAGCTTCAGAATTATCCAAAGGTATTTGCAATCCTGTAGCAAATGGATGCAAAGCATACCTTATTGGAACTCTCTCTTCTTCATGTCGATTTCTCAGCTCCCATAGATCTGGAAAAACTGTATAGGACATTCCTTCTTTATTCAAGTTAAAAAATACGTTTGACCCTTTAGCCATGTCTTTAATACATGTATCTAATAATTCATAATTTATAACTGTCTTCTTCATAATAAGTTTAAATAAACGATCACAAATATCATAAACCTCTCTATTACCTAGGCTTATCATAGCTATGCTTAATGTTTTAGCATATATTCCTTCTATATTCTCAGAAGACTTATCGGAATTCCCCAGTCTAAAAACCAGATCATAAGTTGGTCGATAAGGCAAAATACCCACTGGTATATCATTTTCATAAGTTAAGCAAACTTGATTTTTAAGGAAGACTACGCTTTCAACATGTTTAGATTCATCCTCTTCCCATACACCATTAACTTCATAAAAGTAACTTTGCCCTATTATACTCTTAGATCCTGACCCTTTCTTAACAACTAATCCATACTTAAGACACCATTTAGAATAATCCTTATATGTCATTTTGAACAAATCAGCAAAAACAGCTGGATAAGCCCCTGCTAAATCATCACCCTGAAACTTAAAATTTATAAGATTATACTGCCAAGCTATATGTAACAAATGAATCTTTGGATGATTAGCATATTTCTTCATTTTATTATGTATGTAAGCTACAAATACATAGACCTGATAAATAGTGTTTCCTGTCGAAGTCTCAAATTTACCACTAAACATCATTCCTAGAACTACAAAAGCTCTGTCAATACCAGTCATATGAAGAAACTTAACACACAACCTATAAGCTATATCTGACATTAAGATTTTTGCTAGTGGATCTTTTCGATAATCATAGAAAGAAGTATAAAATAACGCCACAGCGACAAGAATTTCGTATAACAAAGATTGATCAAATGCAGAAATATCAAGCTCTATTGTCATACGCTCTATTAACTCAGGATACAAATCGTATATAAAGTCTAAATTAGAATAATCATGTCTAGGCAGATGAATAACAGGATTAAATACATGATTAGGATTACAAGAAGTAGCGTGACACCTATTTTTCTTTCCCTGAGCTAAAAACTCTCGCGCCATAGCTTTAAAAGAGCCAGAATTAATTCCTAGAGACATACCAAAAGGACCTCCAATTAAAAATTTATGTATTGGCTTTAGCATCATCATAGATAGAAGAGTATAATTAGCAGACTCTACAAAAAAAAAAGTCTTAATTTATCATGCATACGTTCATAAGTAGCTTTATCTGAAACCTCCAGACAATTTAAGATTTCCCACTTCCACTCTTCAACATTAATAGATTCTCCAAAAAACGGCTTGATGCAAACTTCGCCGGAATCTATAAGCTGCTGTATTTCTTTAAAATTATCTAGTATATAATAAGCGCAGTAAGATGCTAAATCTTTCTTTTTCGCTCTATGAGGCTCATTAATATATTTAACGTTATCAGGCAAATCTACAGGCCGGTATGCTCCATTAGTCCAGGGCACATACCCACTTGCTGTCTTATAAGAAGACATAGTTTCATATAATTTATCATAAGATGGTATTTCAAATTTCATTCTTTGAGATGATGTCATATCCATCATATCCAACATTCTAGCTA